TACGTGAAAGAACACGATATTAACCCTAAAAAGTTTATCATGTTTACAGATGGATACCCATACGGTTCATGGGGCGATGAAAGCCATTGTGATGCAGTATTCATCATTCACGGTAATAACACTATTGTTCCACCATTTGGCGAGTTTGCATACTACGAAGAAGCTAAGGCAACAGCGTAATGGCATTAAAGAATGGCAAGCCAAATCCTCTAAATTACTTTGGATTTCGGAGGGTGGAGTTTGCCGCTCCGCATTTTAAATATACTTCTATAGATAAGTATACGCCAACATTACTACGTAATTTAGACAGTTGGATTAAAACTAATTTAAATAGTCGATATTACATAGGGCAATCGTTAGCCCTTGATCATACTAATACAATTACATATAATACACGTATTGGGTTCGAATCTGAGAAAGAACTCAGTTTCTTCACAATCGCATGTCCGTTTTTACAAACGAGATAAATTATATACACACTTAATTTAAGGAGATACCATGACTGAACAAGTGGAAAAACAAGAAGTACCGGCTGGCCAAGATGCCCCAAAAGCAGAGGCCAACGAATTAACAATTAATGACTTAAATGCAATGAAAGTTATTATCGATATCGCTAGCTCGCGTGGCGCATTTAAACCTAACGAAATGACAGTTGTAGGTCAAACTTATACTAAATTGTCAACATTTTTAGACCAAGTAGCCAAACAAGCAGAAGCGACTAAACCAGGAGCATAATTATGCAATCACTAAAACACGTAGGTAGAATTAAAGCATCCGGTAAGAAAGTGTTAGTAGCTTATAGAACACTACCCGGAGACGCTTATAGCTGTCTTGTAGTACCAACTGAAAACATGCCAGATGAAATGCATAACGCAATCATCAACTGTGTCGAAAGTTCAACAGCACAAGAATCGTATGAATTTGCGGATGCATTAGATCGTACACAATTTCCAAATGGTAGTCGTATGTTGCCAGCATTACATCAGCAAGGCCGACTAATCAAAATTGGTACAAGCGAAGTTGAAATGATTCCAACTATGAACGCATCTATTTTGTTATCAGAACTTAATCAAATTATTGCAGAACAACGCGGTGTTGCTGTTGACGGTTTATGTATTAAGCCAGGTAGTAATGATAAAGTTGAAGTTAAAGAAGTTGCATCAGTTAGTAATATGCCAACTGAAACTGCTGATGTAAGCAAAACAACATCATCTGCGTCAGAAGTTCCGGCTGTAGCATTAACTGTAGATGAGCAAGCTAAAGACTATCGTTCTAAGGCGGATAAACTTGCTAAAGAGGCCGCGGCTTTTAGACGCATGGCTGAGGAATTGGTTCCGACCAAAAAAGCAAAGTGATCCAACAGGGAAGAATTCTTCCCAAAGAAGTCATCGATAGTTGGCCAGAAGTATTTGGAGAGGTAAAACTCCGTGTGTTACCACTTAGGTATCTCCATGCTGTATTGATCACATTTAAAGATGGCAAGATTTGGGAAGTAAAAGTTACAGCTGAAGTGCAAAAGAAGGGATGGGACACTTTTGAAAGTTCGTTGTCTGAATTATTTAAGACATACGAAAACAGAATTGTCGACGTCGATTTTAAACTTGACACTGTGCGTATTAAAAAAGACATAGAAAAAGATACGCAAAAGTTTCTAAAGAAAAGAAAATTATAAATGAATGTTAAACTTTTATCATATAGTCAACCCGCAGCCGAATTTCGAAATATGGGCATCGAAGATGCACAGGAACTCATTGCGTATTGCGCCCGTGTCAGCAATCCTTCCAATCAGCTCAACACAGACACATCCGAAAAACTCATCAGATACTTGGTCAAACACCAGCACTGGAGCCCACTTGAAATGGTCTCCGCCTGTATCGAAATTACCACAACCAGAGACATTGCCCGCCAAATCTTGCGACACAGAAGTTTCAGTTTCCAAGAGTTCAGTCAGCGATATGCTGACCCTACTAAAGACCTGTCGTTTGTACTGCGAGAAGCACGACTCCAAGATCCAAAAAATAGACAGAATAGTATCGCCTCAGATGATTCAGAGTTACAAGCATGGTGGGATGCTAAACAAAAATGGATCATTGAACAGTCTAAAATTGCCTACGCTCAAGCTATCGATAAGGGCATAGCAAAAGAACAAGCTCGTGCTGTATTGCCAGAAGGTCTTACAGAAAGTCGTTTATATATGAATGGAACACTACGTAGCTGGATTCACTTTATTGAATTGCGAAGTGCTAATGGTACTCAACTTGAACACCAAGAAGTTGCTATTGCCTGTGCTAAGGTGATAGCTGAGATTTTTCCGCTAGCCAACGAACTTCTAGCCAAGTAAAATCATTTATCTTATCCAATGCCTCTTTATTAGAGGCATTTTTTTGGCCGTATGCTTGTCCGGCAAGTGCGCCTAAATAAGCATAGTACCCGTATGGTACTGCATCGTTAATTGTACACCATTGATGTAATCTAGATAAAGATTCTTCATTGTTAGTTACTGCTAGTTTACAACATTCCCTAAAGGCACTACGCCATGTACTAAACGGATCTGTATTGAAAGCTGTGATGTTACTAACTTCTTCCATTGCTTTAAATCTAGTACTAATGTTCATAGTCATATCAGTACTCGTAACATCCATATCGACAGTTAATTTTTTTGGTAATAGCTTAACACCGCCGTATCCGTATTCTAATCCATTTACAGGATTACGACTACGCCATACATGTACAATATCATGTTCTTCTTTTGTCACTTCGTAATTAAAATTAAAAGTATCTAAAATAACAGCATCGGCATCTACTACCCAAAACATAGGACTAAAGCTACGCTTTGCAGCCGCAATGTGTGCTTGGTGTATACCAGTTACGCCTTGCACATGTTTTGCTAACGGAAATCTTTCTTTTAGCTTTGCAAAATTGTCAACAGCATTTAGTTCATTATAAGAAATAAAAATAATATCAAACACGGGTGCGGATTATCCTTGGTGTATTATGATAAACCGTTTTAAAAAATCTACTAGATTCTGCACACGGGTTGAATAGTTCTAGGTCACATTCATGTTTAAGTGTTTCGCCTAACCCCATAATTTCATATGGTAACATTTTTTCAGTTATTATGCTGTACTTGGTTAACCATTCATTTGTAAGCCATTCAAAATCACGTACATTAGCATAATCCCAATCTGTACAATTAGTCTTGTAAGCACCTTCACGAGCACCGTATATAGTCCATAGTCCGTTTGGCACATCTGCACCAACGTTACACCAAATTAAAAGTCTATGATAATTTTGCCACCAAATCTTTTTAAGGTTGCCAACTTTTGCTCCTTGGTCTAAGCTCATCTTTACACCCTCACGAAAGCCTGCTCTCCATGCTTGGAACGGACTTGCAGTTACAATACTTTCGCTATAGTTGTCATTAAACTGATAGTAACGATCATCAAAACAAAACTCAACTAAACCTTTAGTATCGCTAGGATCAGAATTTTCGTGAGTCCGCATTTCGTTAACAAATTTACGTGTCCATAATTTTAGGCCGCCGTTGCCATACATTAGCCCATTTACTCCAACACGTCCACACCAGCTGAAAACGTTTTCACTGGTAAGTCCAAGGGCGTCTAGATCAATTTCTACTTCAAGAAACTTAGGATCTACAATGTTATCTGCATCTACAGTAACAAAGTATTCAGTTTCGCTTAATTTAGCGCAAGCCTTGTGTGCGGCATCACTACCTTTAACTCCGTGTACACGCTTTGCCCATGGTACTTTCTTTAAAAGATCTGCATAATTCTTTTCTGCATTAGGCTCGTCATAGCTTAGAAAAATGACGTCCTGATCCATAATTTTAATTATATTATTCATTTATTTTTAACCCATATGTTTTAAACACTAATTTTGAAGATATAGATATCTTATCAATACGCTTTTCAATTTTAGTTGTAAAAGGAACTGATATTTGCTTTGAAGATATTAAATCAACCGAATCAACAAAGATAGTCCTAATTAAAAAATCAAAATCTGTTTCAAGTGTAACAAAGAATACCAACTTTGGTATAAGTAGACTATCACTGTATACTGCCTTAACTGAATCATTTAAACTAAACTCCCAACATTCTGAAGGACCATTCCATGCTACAATGCATTCAGCTTTTTCGTTGTTGTCAGTAATCCATTCAAAAATATTATTCTTAAAAATATATCCGTGTTCTGTATTTGGTACAACTGCTAATACTGAAGATCCATCAGGTTGTCGTTTATATCCTACAAGATAATCATTAAAGGACCAAGATCCATCAATAAGTTTTTCTACTTCCGGCCAAGTTGCTTCAATACCATACTCATAACTGTCATCACGCTCGTTACCTATAGATAGAATTTTACCGCTTTTTTTATTGTAATAAACATAATATCGAGGAGTAGTGTTAAGCGGTTTCTTTTTTGCCATTGGCTAACTCCTCTAAGCGTTTTAATATTTTGCCGGTTAAAAAGTTTTTCTCTACATAATGAAATAATTTAGGTTGTATCATATTACCTAATACCATATTACCTCTTGAATTTAACACAAACGGAACTGCGTCTTGCCAAGTTGATGGAATCATATCCCATCCTTGCAAAGGTGTCTTCATATGTACAAATTCTAAAGGACTGCATGAATCAATAACACTATTATATTGCCCAGTAATTTCAATTGCAATAGCAGTAG